TCAACTGCCGTAAACAACTAGGTGAAACAGTTACTGAAAAAGAACACGTCAGGGCAATCTATATGGCACTGCATGCCAGTTATGCACTAGAAGCGTTCCGCTTTATGGTATCGTTTGCTACAAGTTTGGCCATGGTAGAGAACAAAATCTTTATCGGTAATGGTAACATTATCAGTTTGATTCTACAAGACGAATTGTTACATAAAGGGTGGACTGCTTATTTGATCAATCAAGTTGTTAAAGAAGATACTAGGTTTGCCGAAATCAAAGGCGAATGTGAACAAGAAGTGTATAATCTATACATGGATGTTATTCGTGAAGAAAAAGAATGGGCTGATTATTTGTTTAAGAAAGGTCCAGTTATTGGTCTTAACGCTAACATCTTGCGTGATTTTGTGGATTATACAGCAGTTGGCGCACTGAAGGAAATTGGTATTAAGTATAATAACCCTGCTCCTAAGTCAACACCAATACCGTGGTTTAACAAACATACAGATACAAGTAAAAAACAAACAGCTCTACAAGAAAGCGAAAGTACCAATTATGTTATCGGAGTGATGAGCGAATCATTAGACTACGACGACTTGCCAGCATTATAAGAGAAGAAGATGATTACAGTATATTCAAAAAATAACTGTCCGTTTTGTGACAGAGCAAAAGCATTATTAGAAAGTAAAGATATTCCATTCACAGTAATTAAAATGGAAGACGAGCCAACTGCACGTGAGTTCCTAATGGATCAGGGGTTACGTTCAGTACCACAAATTTTCAAGGATGGCGTTCTCCTTCCTGGCGGCTTTCAAGGCCTTGCAGGTAAAGACGAAGAATTTTTTAACACACTCAAAGGGTAAACATGCTAATCAATAAAGGTATCGCAGTAGGCGAAGTGGTAACAATCAAGACAACAGCAGGCGAGGAAATAGTTGCCAAACTAGTAGACGAAAATCCAATGTCAGTCACAGTCAACAAGCCGTTGGTATTGACAGCAGGTCAAAAAGGTATAGCACTTGTGCCATTTTTGTTTACAGTTGAAATGGACACAAATGTTAGTATTTCACGTTCGACTATTATGGTTTTAGCACCAACTGCTAAAGATGCTTCGGATCAATATATTCAAAATACCACCGGCATTGCTTTGAAATAAATAATATCATGCACAAGTTTGTGATAAAACGTAATAATATTTTGGAAACTTATACCAATTACGAAGATATTCCAGATGATTTTGACCATGTGATTGAATTCCTTCCGGATGTTCCGGATGGTCCACACTCAGATGAAGAACATGATGAATTGGCAAAATGGAATGATCGATTGCAAGAATTAATGAGGAAAGAACATGCCCGCAGTAACACGAGTAGGTGACGCAGACGTAGCACATTGTAGCGGAATGACTCGAGCAGTTGGCTCAGGCAACGTATTCGTTAACGGTATTGCTGTGAGTCGACAGGGTGATGTGAATACTGGGCATTTACTACCAGGTGGTAGATCTTGCCCTTCACATGCCGCTCCAATTGCCACTGGATCCTCTACTGTTTTTATAAACAATGTAGGTTGCGGTAGAATAGGAGATGCAATCACCGGTTGTACCAGTGTTGCGGCTGGAAGCTCGAATGTGTTTGCTGGCTAATCAATTAACTAGACATTTATTTTCTACCCTTGTACACTAGGTATAAGTACTCTGTACTTCATATAAAGGATTATTAAAAATGGCTACAAACAAACACGCAGAATTCACAAAGATCGTAGAAGCAATGGAAGCAGACTTTGAAAAGTTTTATGACAAGGAAGTTGGCGCGGCCGGCACCCGTGTTCGTAAGCATTGTCAAGATTTGGCCAAGTTGTGCAAAGAAACCCGTAACGATGTTACCGCAGTTAAGAACGCAAGATCTGAAGCAAAAGTTGCAAAATAATTTGATAAATATAATACGCTCTTTTTAGGAGGTGTATTATGTTAGAAACTTTATTTTGGTTAGCACTGGGTGCTTTCATCGGTTGGAATTTTCCTCAGCCAAATTTTGCCAAAAATATTCAAGCAAAAGTAATGGGTATGTTTAAGAAGGCAGAGTAAACGAAACTAACGCCTAAGGCGTTATATTAGTATAGCCTGGAGACTATTATGAAACAGATATTACTAGCAATCTCAATGTTGGCAATGGTAGGCACGGCCAATGCACAATGGCATCATCATGGTGGACACTATCGCGGCGGCTATAATAACAATTGGATTGCACCTGTGATTATTGGAGGAGTAATTGGATACGAGTTAAATCGTCCACGTTACTATGAACCTCCTGTGGTTGTACAACAACCAGTTATCATACAGTCGCAACCCGTGTATTCAGTAACTCCGCAACCAAGCTGTACAGTATGGACGGAAACACAGCACTCAGATGGCACAATAACTAGAACTAGGACCTGTACACAATAATATGGCATATTCAGACAAAGTAATTGATCACTACGAAAATCCACGCAATGTGGGGTCGTTTGAAAAAGATGACCCCACAGTGGGTACTGGTATGGTTGGTGCACCTGCCTGTGGTGATGTAATGAAACTGCAAATAAAAGTGGATGAAGATGGCATTATCACTGATGCCCGATTCAAAACTTATGGATGTGGTTCAGCAATTGCCAGTTCGAGTTTGGTTACAGAGTGGGTTAAGGGTATGCATATTGATGATGCTAGCAATCTTAAGAACAGTCAAATTGCAGAAGAACTTGCACTTCCACCTGTAAAGATACATTGTTCAATTCTAGCAGAAGATGCTATCAAGGCGGCTGTAAATGATTACCGTAACCGACACGGCAGCTAAAAAAATAAAACAACTGCTTGAAAAAAGAGGCAAAGGTGCAGGCATTCGCATAGGTGTAAGAACCACAGGCTGTAGTGGGCTAGCATACACTATGGAATATGTGGACGAATATACAGCCGAAGTGGGCGTAACTAATTTTGCTCAAAAAGACTTTGTATTATTAGTGGATGCCAAAAGTCTAGCCTATCTAAATGGTTTGACAATGGATTGGGTTCGCAATGGACTCAATGAAGGTTTTGATTTCATCAATCCCAACGAACGAGATCGTTGCGGATGTGGTGAATCGTTTCGAGTATAACAATCCTTGACTTAGTCACATTTTATTAGTATAATACTAGTACTGTTATTACTTTTGGAGAATAATTTGAGTATGCATTTAGAAGGCCCGTGGCTCAGCACCACCGGCAAAAAGAAAGGCAAAAAGAAATTTGCTTCGGCAGAACACGCAAGGAAAGCTAGAGAATTGGATGACTCGTGGAAAGAACTCCAAAAACGTTGGGCCGTAGAAGCTGAAGATAAAAAACGTAAACGAGCACTTTCAAGCGAGATTTACAAATCACCTACCCCCACATATCGAGGCGCCGATGCTCCCCGTATTCCCAGCAAAGACTCTGGCGGCGGCAATGCTACCCTAGCACCAGCCAAAGTTTATACAGGAACCATGGTAAAAGGCATTGCCACCATGCATAAAAGTAATGCAGTGCCGGTGTTCAGTGATGAACAAGCTGTTGACATTAGTCGTATGAGACGTTAAACTATAAACTTAGTATTTTGTATAAGGTATACAGATGATAATTACATGTTGCCCTGATAGGTTTTGGGGCAATACAGCAGTAGGCTTTTAACGCACAAGGAGATGTATCGAAGCCATTTGTTAAATGACGGGACCAGCAATTCCGCGATCCAGCGTAAAGGAGAAAGAAAATGATACGCATCATAAAAGCAGTAGTATTTTTACTAGCAATAACGCTAGTGATATTTGCAGGGTATAGAGCAGTTAATTATAAATTTGATACCTTGAAGTCAGCCCGTGAACAAGCGAGCCCAGTTACAGCACAATTAAGACAAAAACAACTAGACTGTCTTGCTCGTAACATATACCATGAAGCAGGTTACGAGTCTTTCGAAGGCAAAGTAGCAGTTGCACAAGTCACAATCAATCGTGCAGAAAGTGGACAATTTCCGTCGGACATCTGCCAAGTTGTATATCAAAAGAATGTAGTATACGAACGAGTCCTTTGCCAGTTCAGCTGGTACTGCGATGGCCCTAGTGCTAAAAAGCCTATGAATGGTCCAGTATACACAGAAAGTATGGAAGTAGCCAAAAAAGTATTGTTGGAAGGATTTAGACTGCCTTCAATTAAACATGCACTTTACTTCCATGGCGATTACATCAACCCTAAATGGGGTAAACAACCTGTGGCCAAGATTGGCCGGCACATTTTTTATAATTGAGGACTAGTATGAACATGAACATTGAAAAATTCAAAGCAGAACTACATAACTTTTTTGACCTTAATCTATTGGTTAAGAATATCAAAGAACATGCACCCAACATTTCAGCAGAAAC